TAGGTAATGAAAACGTAACAGTCGTACCAGTACCGTTTGCATAAGCGCTATTTAAAAAACTAATTGACATGCTCCTCCCCCTTCCTTCCGCAAATGGCCGTTATCGGCAGGTTTCCTCATATTCCCTATACCTCCGTGATGTGTACGTTGTACTGCCCCCAGCCGCCGAATTTCATCTTGTTGTTGATGGTGTCGATCGTACACATTGACCGGGCAACATTCGCCCCTTCCTTGTATGTGTTTTGCAGCAGTCCGGCGAAGGTGATTTCGTTGCCCGAGATCGATTCTATTGCGATGCGTTCGAGGCTTGTGTCATCGTATATGGTCACTTCTGTTTTCGCAGCAAAAGCACTTGCATCCTGAACAGTGACCGTCTGCGCTCCAGCTTGTGCCGCTCCGATGATCTTGGTTTTGGCATCGTCGAACACGATTCCGATTGGCTCACCATTAAACGGGTCTGCAAACACATATCCATCATCGACCCTCGACTCTGCATCCACCGCAGCGTTAAGGTATGCCACAACCTTTTTAAGCGGCCGGACGTGTTCCTCAAAGTATGCGTCCAGGTCGAATGGGTTGTACTGCTGCTGGATGTTAGCAAACCACGCGTCAAAATCCGAGTGAAATTGGTTCGTATTGTTGTGGAACCAATTAAGCCATTGGCTCTGGAATTGCACGAAAAGGTTCGTTGTGTCGGCAGTGATAAGCGAGTTGACCAGGCCACAGACAGTCGCATCAAGACGTGTGTCTGTGATCTGGTAGTCCTCGATGTAGCTTTTTCCGGCGATCAGACGCACCGTTGCAATTCCAAGGTCAAAAACATTGTCTTGCCGGACGATTGTAGGAGCAACAGGTTCCGCGCCAGGTTCGCCTTTCAGAACCATCGCCCGGATTGATCGCTTCTCCAGCGATGTGTCCAGCCGCAAGACAATCCTGTCAATCCGGTCAAGCGCCGGATCTGGCAGGTCGTGCGAGAGCGTCACTGGTTCATCCTGGACCGCATACATGTACCCGCGCAGCCATGCGTAACCTGGCTGTACTTTTACTGTCATGTCCGTTCCAGATGCCAGAACCTGCAGGTTTGTTCCCCCACTGAAAATACCGTCAGAGAGAAACGTCCTAAAATACTCGGCAAACTCGTCCGCCGTGTAAAAACGTTCGTCCTCTGCAGTACTGTCGAAAAATCTATACCGCTCTGCCATGTTTCCACCCCTTTCTATATCCCGACGTAGCGGTTTTTGTATGTGATCTGCACTTTTGCCCGTGTACTGTCATCGCTGGATGAGTATTCGAGCTTGTTCGCTCCGGGTACAAGTGAAAAGAACGTACTCGCTAAGTCGATGTAATGAAATGCGTTCTCTCGGCTGCCATCTTCCCGGACGATCTCCACGCGCTTGTTTCCGAAGCTTGTGTCAACTTCCAGGTAGTCGCCCTCCAGCAACTCACGCTTTACGCGGATAAACTCGCCTGTCGTGACATTCGTCACGGTCGGATTCACGGCCGGGCCAAAGAACTTGAAACGGATCGGCGTAGATACGTCGCCAGCATTCTGGAAGTTCATCTGGAAGCCGCGGTTGGAGAAGTTCGTTCCGAGACGTAGCGGGAAAGAGAGACCGCCTGCCAGATATGACATCTCCCTGCCTGTCGTGGAGGTGTCCAGCCAGAACGGCTGCGGACAAAGCAGGTTGATGAGAAACCTTTGCGTGGGCATACCGGAACGGTCAGGAAATACCACTGCACCATCAGCGACCGCCTGGATCTCTTTCACCCCGCCGTCGTACTCGTAGCGTAGTGTGCCGGGTCCTAACTTCGGGTTGAACACGCCGGACAGCGTACGCCGATTGGCGAATATCGCATCTCCTGTCTTTGCCAATATCGCGCCTTCCAGCGTGAGCTGGCGAGGTTCCATGAGCGATTCCAGGTATGTCACACCATCCTGATACGGCGACTTCTGAGACTGSATGGTAGCCGGACCCGCGCCCTCTAGCTTTGTAACAAGAAAAGGGGCTGAGTTGCCAAGCGTGACACTCTCGCCCCTTGCGTTTGTAAACGTGAGTTTGCGCACTAACTCAACCCCCACTCAAGAGCCATCTGCCGCATGACTTGTTGGTTTTTACGCGCCGTTTCACTCGGCGTCAGAGCCTGCGGGCTGTTAAACGTGTTGTACTGCGTGACGCTTGGCTTCATGTGACGAGCCATCGCCTGCGCAAGTCGGTCATAGTCGATGGCCTGGCCGCCGAGACACGGCAACTCGTAGTTCGGGATGACCTGTGAGCCGCGCGGCAGATTAAGCAGTTCTGGGCCTTTCTCGCCAACAAGCGTCCAGCCTGATCCGGTCACTGTGCCGCCTGTTGCCAAGCCAGGAAAACGGAATGACTCTTTTACCTTGTCGAGCGTGTCCTTTACGGCCTTCCCGATGCTCTTTGAGCCTTTTTCCAGGTCTTTCAGGTCGTCATGCCAGTCGTCGAAAAAGTCGTTGGTTGGCGTTTTAAAGTCGCCGTCTTTGTCCTTGAAGTCGTCTCTGTCGTACTTGTCTTTCTTGCCGCTTCCGCTGCTGCCGCTATCTGTGTCAGGCTTCGGCTTGAGCCAGTCAGGCATGTCAGACCAAGCCCCGCCGTCGCCATATATCGGATCGTCTCGACCAACTGTGCCGCCGACAGTACCGCCTTCTACCCACTTGCCGTTGATGTTTTCGAAGATTTTTCCTTGCTCTATGACAAGGTTTCGGGCTGCCTGAGCTGCACTATTGTATGACTTCTCAAGCTCTGCCAGCTCTTTGCGTATGCCTTGATAAGCGGTCTGCTCCTTTAGCAGCTCCAAGTACAGCTTCTGCGCTTCTACACTGTTTGCACCTTTTGCTGCGGCCATTTCGTCGTAGGCTGCTTTTAGCAAGTCGACGGTTTCATTCGATGTAGCCAGTTCGATACGCAGTAGCTCCATCTGCGCTTCAAGCTTTTTGGCTTGGTCAGCCGTTGTGTTGCCAAGTGTAGATGCAAACAGTTCAAACTCTTGCTTAGAGATCGCCAGCTCAAGTTGCGTGGTTTCGCGTACCTTGCCAAGCGCAAACGTGACCGCTTCGGCCATCAAGTCTGCTTCCGTTTTGACCTTGGCATTCATCTCTTTCCAGTTGGCGACAGCGGCATCTTTGGCTTCTTGGGTCTTTTTCTTGACGATATCTGCCTGCGCTTTAGCTGCATCCGCAACGGCTTTCTCGTTCTGCCGCATTCCAACTGCAAGGCCTTCTGCGATATATCCCCCGTACTCCGCCATGAGGCGGGAAGGAGAAGCGATCCCGAAATAAGACTTGATGTTGTTCGCTATCCCAGAAGCAAACTCGGTGACCTTGCCTTTTATCCAGGCTGTCATGTTTTGGATGCCTTGCCATAAGCCTTCAACAAGATATCCCCCATACTCTGCCATGAGACGCGATGGTGAGGCGATGCCGAAAAACTCTTTGATTGTGTTCGAAACACCATTCACGAACTCAAGAACTTTGGTCTCGATCCACCCTGCCATGTCCATGATGCCTTGGCCGAGTCCTCTGACGATATCTCCGCCATGCTTGACCATCTGCTGGCCAAGTCCGGCGAAAAAGCCTGCGATACTTGCAACCATGCTACCAAGCAGGTTCAAAACGATCTGTACTCCACTGCTGATGATGGAGTGGACTGCCTGCCAAGCACCAGAGACAATCGTTTTGATGCCTTCCCATGCGCGGTGCCAGTCTCCGGTAAATACGCCAACGAAGACCTCGACCAGTCCTTTGATGATGTCAAGACTCGCCGAGATAACACTTTTGATTGCCTCCCAGGTTGCCACGATGATGTTTTTGATGTGCGGCCAAGTCGCCTCGAATACTGCCTTGATGATTTCCATCTTTGGCTCGATATAAGCAGCGATAAAGTCCCAGATGTTTGTGAAAGCTTTTTGCAAGTCAGGCCAAATCGTTTTCCACCATGCCGCCAGATCGCCGAAAGTTTCCGTGATGAACGAAGCAACTTCATCGGCTGCGGGCTTGATAAAGTCCCGTATCTCTCCCCATACCTCGATCGCATATGCTTTGATCGTGTCCCAGTTTTGATAGAGCAAGACGCCTGCTGCCGTCAGGCCAGCTATAGCCAGCGTGACCGGAAGGATAGCTGCTCCGACACCTGCGAGTGCTGTGCCCAAAGCTCCGAACCCGGTCGCAGCCAGACCGACAGCCGCCATGACCGCGCCAAAAGCTCCTACAAGGGTAAGAACCGCAGCTCCAGCAGCCGCCGACAGTGCAACAAACTCTTGGACGGACGGGTCGAGCTGGTTAAACCAGTCAACGACAGACTGGATGGCTCCACCAAGCGCCTGGATCACGGGAGTTAGTGCGTTCCCGATGCTGATCTGCGCTGTCTCGATAGCGCCATTAAGCTGTTCCATCGCGCCTTTTAGGTTGTCTTTCATCTGTGCCGCTGCCGCAGCGGATGCACCTGTAGAGTTTTCCAGTTCCTTTGTCAGCGCCTGTAGTTTCGCTGGCCCCGCCTCAACAATTGTCATCATGCCAGACATGGCTTCAACGCCAAAGATGGTTGCCAGATATGCAGCCCGTTGTGAGTTGCTGAGGCCAGACATCTGTTGGTTTAGCTGACCGATGATGTTTGCAAACGGCAGCATGTTCCCGTTGGCGTCGTTGATCTTGACGCCCAGCAGGTTTAGGACTTCCGTTGTCTCATCTGTCGGCTTTACCAGCCGTGTCAGCGCCATACGTAGAGTAGTACCCGCTGTCTCACCACGGATACCCGCGTCCGACATGATGGCGACCGATGCTGCCACCTCTTCGAGAGACAATCCAAGCGTGTGTGCTGGGGCTGCTGCATATTTGAGGGCGTATGCCATGCCCTCCATATTGGCGGCAGAGATATTCGCCGTTTTTGCCAGCACATCCGCTACATGCGTGGACTGGCTCGCTTCGAGTCCAAACGCGCGGATGGAGACGGCCATCGTATCGGCGACCAGCGCCATATCCTCGCCGGATGCTTCTGCTGCCGAGATAACGCCGGGCATGGCTGCGATGATCTCGTTAACCTTGAAGCCCATCGCCGCGAGGTTTTCCATGCCGACGGCAACCTCGCTGGCAGACTTGCTAGTCGAAGCGCCTAACTCCATGGCGACCTGCTTCATGGCTTGCAACTCGGTTGCGCTCGCTTCGGCAATGGCTCCAACGCGCGACATCTGCGCTTCAAAGTCCGCTGCTGTTTTAACCGCCACGCCGAGTCCGGCCGCGATAGCAGCCCCAGCCAAGCCAAAAGACGCGGCGATCTCCGCCCCGGCGGCCTGCATACGATTGCCAGCCTCCTGAAAGCTGTTTGACCACTTCTGCATGCGAGGCGGCTGCTCAGCCAGCTCTTTGTTGACCTTGTTCAACTGAGCCTGCATCTGTAGCATAGCCGCCTCGGCCTTATTCAACTGCGTGGCGAGTTTCTGCGTTGCAACAGCGTCCTCGCCTTTTTCCTGCGCTGACTTCTTAAACTCCTGGCGCAGCAGCTCCACTTTTTGTCCTTGCAAAGCAAGCTGTTTGGTCAAATGGTCGCTTTTTGTCCGCAGCTTATCTTCCTCGCTGCCAAACACTTGGAGCCCGGCAGATGCCTTTTCAAACTCACTGGCAACAAGCTTCATTTCGCGCTGTATCTGCGCCATGGACTTATTCAGTCCGGTATCATCGAGCGAAATTCTTGCGACCAGGTCGCCGACCTCGATATCAGCCATTCATCATCACCTGCCTTTACAGGAAGCCGACCTGGTCGATCGGCGTGACTTTTTGTTTCTTCGCACTTGACTGATTGAGCAGCCAGAAATAAAAAAGGATGTCCATCTCGTCGATTTGCGAGATTGTCCATCCTTGTTTCATCAGTCCTGTGTATAGCTCAAAGATAAACTCTTCCGGCTCTACTGCTGAGCCGGAATTTGGTTTGGGTCATTGTCGCTTCCGGCTGCCTTTCCAACTCGACCGACGACGGCGTTGATCGTTTTCGTGATCGTGCTGATTAACTTGTCAGACGGGATGCCGTCGTAAAACTGATCGAGCGTGAACTGTTTGCCGTAGGCATCGACGACAAACCCGACCATCTCATCCAGTGTTTGCTCATCGAGGTCTGCCCCGCTTTTGAAGTGTTTTTGCATCTCGATAGAGCGGCGGAACATGCGACCAGAGATAAAGTCAGTCGTGAACGTCTTGTACTCCCCGTTAATACGCAGTGTGATTTCCATGTGTATACCTCCTAGTTATTGATCTCGAAATGAAAAAGAGAGGCTGGCTGCCTCTCTATGGAACTGGTGTGCCATCGTAAACGGAAGTGAACCAGTTGTTGATGACTTGAGACGGCACGTCTTCTCCATCTTCGTCCACACGGGCACGCCAATTTCCGTCCGTTTGCCGTGGGATAAACGTTCCAGTGATGGTGGGCGTTTGAAAGGACGGGCTGTCCTCTTTGGTCTGGAACTCTTCCTCGTTAGGTTGAAACTTGCCTTTGTAAAACCAGAAATAGCGGTATTTACCGTTTGACTTTTGGCTGCGGAACCCAATCGCAACGTAGGGGGCAACATCAGACTTGGACTGCACCAAAACACCATTAGCATCGACAGTTGCGCCGAGTAGGTCAGCCGTTACCTCTTGAGGCAAGTCAGCTACGTTAAGTTCGACTTCGATCTCGCCCAGCGCGGAAGCCGTTTCCCATGCCTGATCGTCGGCGTAGAGTGTTTCCGTGTTCGTGGTTGGAGACACTGTGCCCGTGATCGCCCCAGGGATCGGCTTTGGTGTCGCATACGTCTCCGTTGTTTCGTCCGTCATGATCGCGTAGTGGATTTTATCCATCCCAATGCGAATACCTTTTGACATGTTCAATCCTCCTCAAACTGCCGTCGGTATCTGACGGCTTTGTGATAGACTTTCGTGTCTTCTTCGTACAGATCAGCCGCGCTTGTCCGCGACCAGCCTTGTGCTTTCATTGTCTCGTCTACTTCGCCCGCGATGGCTGATGTGCTGTCCTTACTCCAGATGTTGACCTGGACGATTACGTCAGCCATGATCGGCACATCATCGGCGAACGCGGCGACGTAGTTCGTGACTTCGAAGAAGGTAATACGCGGGTACTCCGTTGCGTTCGGGGCTGCGAGCTGATAGATGCGTTGACCGCCTAGCAACGAAACAAGCGATGCATTGTTCAGCAGCGCCGTTCGCACCTCGGTTTTGATGTCGGTTTTCATCCACTCTGCAGCCCCTTCCTCATTTCGTCGGCTAGGAGTTTTAGCGCTTCCCCTTTTTTCTCGTGAAAGCTCGGCTCTACGAAAGGGGCTGGCGCCATGCGGCTTGTTCCGTATTCCAGGAAGTGTGCCCTCCACCCGGTTTTCTTTGCGGGGCCGATCAGGACGTACTTCACACCGTCTCGGCGTTGCACCCTACTTACGCGGATGTTGTCTTTGATGTGGTAAGCATACCTGTAGCCTGAACGATTGACTTTCTCACGCATTGCCTCTGCCATCGGCTCTCCTGCGGCTTGTAACGCTTTGTTTTCGACTCGCGCAGAGGCGTTTTGTAGCTTACGCCGCAACTGGTTCAGTAGCTGGTCAATGCCTGTCAGTTCGATGCCATCAGCCATCTGCCAACACCTCCGCCATGATGTGCGTCTGTGTTCGGTCGCCCAAAACATCGTCAAGTACCGCTTTGATCTCGTAGGTCAATCCATCCTGCTTATCGACCAGGCGCATGCTCGGCAAAATACCCGGGCGGTAGCGGATTGCGTACCTGACTGTCTTCTCAGCATTGATCGCCGCCGCCGAAAAAAACTCGCGTGCGCCCGCGATAAGCGGCTCACGAGCTGCCCACAGCGTAGCAACATCCGCCCAAGACTCTGTCGGTATGCCCTCGGGATCGACGACCGTTTGCTTCTCTTGGATGGTTATCCGGCGGTTCATTTTGTTCACCAGCAGTCTCGACTTCATGGTGCCTCCTCCGGCGCGTAAGCATGCTGCAGCTGGGCAAGGATGGACTGGACGGTAAAGCGCAATTTGTCGGACGGCTGCGCGCCGATCAGGTCCCGATTCTCGTACCAGTCGGCACACAGCACCAGACAAAACAGTTTCGCCAATTGATTCGTGCTGTCAAATTCAACTTCCACGGCATTTTGCAGGTATGCCTCAGCAGCCCCCGCCAATGTTTGTACGAGCGCATCCTCATCCGCTCCGTCTACCCGTAGCCAGGTCTTGACTTCATCAATCGTCAGAATCGCCATCATCGGTCACGCCCTTTTTCCTACGCCGTGGCTTGTCCTCTGGCTCTGGATCAGTCTCTTTTGACAAATATCCTTGCTCGACCAGGTACTGCACACGTTTAGAATCATCATCTGGGTACTTGTCGCTGATTTGATAGAGCTTCATGTCTTGATACCGTTCCCGAAACTTCTTGATTACCGTTGCCACATTTTCACCCCCATAAGAGAGTAGGGCCGGGAGTCCGGCCCAATCTCAAATCCCACTAAGGCGTTGGCGTGATATCCAACTGGCCGTAAACGGCAGCCGCAGCATCCCACTGCACGTAGTCGTCGCGCATGATGGTGCGCAGTTCTGTTGTGTCTCGACGCCATGCGTCTCCACCTTCACGTGTGGAGGCAAGCTCGAAGAAACGGCGGTTAAACAACACCATGGATTGTTTCAAGTTGCCGATAAACAGCGGCGCTTTGTTATTTACCGTGTCACTCGGCAGGTTGCGGTTGCTTACTACGGCAATCGGGCGGCCCTTAAACAACTTGCGACCAGGTTGCGTGATGTCGTCCATCAAAATAGGACGCCCCATTCCGTCTACTTGATTATCAAGCCAGTTAAATCCGTCTTGGTTGGTCAGCAGGACCGCAGAACGGCTAATTGCCGGATCAAGCTCCACGTTCAAAACGGTATTGATCGCTTTAAGATCGGCGAGGGCTTTCGGTGTCAGCGACTGGAGTTTAGAGAGGATATGGACGTTCCGGGTATGAGCTGCCTTGCGAGCAATCCAGTTCGTGATGTATCCGAGCAGATTGGCGTCACTGTCTGCCAGCAGTTCGTTGGTCAGCGGCAAATAGCCGGCCCGTTTCTTGACCTTGTAGCTGATCGGCGTGAATTTCGGGTTGTCTGTCGCTTGAATGACCCCATATTCATCGACGTCTGCAAACGGCGTCATGTCAGCATCGGTTTCCAGCACACGGGAACCGGAAAGAGCCGAGACATTTTCGACCGTTACGTATTGCGAGAGATCGTTCCAGTCACGCATCAGCGTGTTGATTCGAGTCTGGATGTCCTGCGGTACAACAATTCCCACATCGCCATCGCCAATTGCTGGATTCGTGTTTCCTTCGTTCATCACAGCTCGGCGTTCGTATTCGCTGATAACACTACGCATCTCTTCGCTGATCCGCTGGCGCCGAATTCCCCGCAGAACGATACCGGTGTACTCCTTTTCCAACTCCTGCATGTCGCGCTCTTCGACATTCCCGTCGTCGTTCAACTCCTTGCCGCCAAGACCACGGGCTTCGGTTTCCTCAAGCTCGCGCTGCAGATCAACCTTCGCTTGAATAGCACGAACTTCTTCCATCTTTGCTTTCGCTTCGTCCATTTTTTCGTCGGCCATCAATGAGCGTACTTCCTGTTTTGCGTTGTCCAATTGCTGGAGCAGCGCTCGTAGTTCCTTGGTCATGTCATGTCATCCCCTCATCGTTTATTGGCAAAGCAAAAGCTCAACCGAACAGGTCGAGCTCAAGCAGCATCTTTTCTTTTTCATATTGGTCTGCAGCGCGCTTTTCGGAAGCCTTGAATTCCTCTAATGACCGCGTTGCGACTTCATTGGCCGGGTACGCCGGAAAAGCTACTGGACTGATCTCGTACAACTCCGCGTTAAGGATCAAGCGCTTGTAAATCCGCTTGTCATCGCGCTTCTCGCTTGTCCACTTGTCCTTCGTGACCCGCATCCCGAACGACACACCATCCACGTCGCCGCGCTGGATCAACTCCCAGGCGTCGTTGCCGACCGTCGTATTTGGGATGTCCAACTCAAAGCGTAACTCTGTTTCTGTGTTCGTCAGCCGCAACGTACCGGACTTTGTGTTTCCTAATACCTGCGCCGTATCATGGCTCCATAAACCTACAACATTGCGGGAGGAAATACTGTCCTTGAACGCTTCTTTGTCAATCGTCTCCACAAACGTGTCGCCCCACCAGTCGCGCATTTCTGCGCTGTCGGTATTGTACTTGATCGCACCAGTGATGGTCCGTTTAGCGTCATCCCCTTCTGTTGCGCGGATCTCCAGCTTAACCGGCAACGCCCGGATCTCCTTCGTCTGGATTGTCTTTTTCTCCTGTGCCAGCTCCCCCACCTCCTTTCGCTTGATATGCTTTGCCTGCGTCTGTGATCGGCACCATGCTGCCGTTTACCAACAGTTGATCGCCACCTTCAATCGGCGGTAGTTCCTCCTTCGCACGTGCCTCATTTGGCGCTAGGAATCCGCCTTGCACACCGATACGGTACGCTTCGTATCTGGTCTTGATGTCGCTTCTGAGGATAGCATCCACGTTGAAACGGAAGAAGTAGCCGTCCCGAATCTCGTCATCAAGTAGGAGCTTGTACGTCAGCTCCTGCTCATACATGGTGAGGATCGGCTGCAGCGTATCGGTGTAGAACTCCTTTTGTTGTTCGGCCACGTTTGTATGCGTCGCCCGGCTCAAGTCGTTGAGCTGGTGCATTTTGATGCCGAAGGCCGAGGCAATCTGCCGAATGGTAAGTTGATTATTTTCGAGGAACTGTGCATCATGCATGTTCAGTGCAATTTCTTTGAACTGGTACCCGATGGGTAAGAGCGCGATCCGGTGGCTGTTATTCAGCCCGGACGACATAGACTCGAATTTTTCACGGAAATTACGTTTGGCCTTTTCGTCCAGATCACCTGCATACTGCACGATCCCTTTGACCTGTAGCCCTTGCTTGTAAAAATTGTTGATGAACTTGTTTGCTGATGCCCCGTTTTCAAGCGTTGCACGTAAACAATCCAGCGGTGACAACCCGACAATACCGTCCAGCGTCACGCCGCCTTTGAAGTGCAGGAGCTCATGCGGCATGACCTTTCGCTGCTCGTATCCGAGGTTGACTTCGTACCAAAGTTTGGACTGATTGGTGACAACGCCGCTGGCACTCGTATCGTTGTCCACGACGATTTTCACCCTGCTCGAATCCATCGGCCATAGCCCGACAATTCGCCCCCGATTATCAAATTCGATCGATGCGTAAGCATTCCCGTAGAGGTCATTCTGCGCCTCGATGCACTTCCAGAAATCATAGGCGCTCATGTATGGGTTGGGGCGTAGCCGAAGCAACTGAAAAGCCGGATGACGAGTTTGCTTTTGAATGCCAGATTCGTCCTCCCGGAAAACCTTCAATGGCAACTTTGCAACCGATTCAGACCGGATGCGCACGCAGGAGAACACCGTGTCGACCTTGAGCGCGTTTTTCCCTCGGACATTTACATCCCCCGTGTCGATACCCAGCACCTCAAGCAACCGTCGGTCATCAACGTTCAGTTCCAATGCCTCACGCTTTTCTGGCAGGCCAAACATTCGCCGTGCGAAATTCATGATCCTCACATCTGCACCTCCCTCCTTTCAAAATCGCAAGCGCTTGGGAATTTACCCCCAGAGCTTGTCGAGGAAATCACTTTCGGCAAATTCGGACGCATCTGTGACTTTCTCGTTAACCATTGCGCGTACCATCGCATTAATGACGGCAGCAGCAAGGTCAATCCGTTGGCTGTCGTCCTTATGTTTTTTGCTTAGTTTAATGTTGCCGTTATTGTCCGAAACTTCAATGGCGTTAGAGAGACACCACGTCAGTAATGGGCTGCCATCATGAACAACCCGCCCCTGCAATATCAACTCTCGGAAATACTTTGTTGGCTCGGATAAGGTTTGTACGCCTTGCCTGATCTCCACCACTGTTTTTCCAGAGGCCGCTCGCTCCTGCATAAAGTGGCTGGCGTTATAAGGGTCGTAGCACTCTTCCATCACTGTTACACCATTGTCAAATTCAAACTCGTCCAGATGTGTGGAAATGTACTTGTAATCTGTAACCGCCCCCGGCGTAAGAGTACACCATCCTTCCTTAGCCCAGTGTTTGTAAGGCACTCTGTCTGTGTGCTCGTGCTTGGTGGCACTCTCCATCGGCATAAATCCATGAGCTGTGACGGCCAGTCTTCCATCTGTCAACCAAAACACATGTGCATCAGCCGTCAAATCAATCCGTTTTGCCATGTCGATTCCTGCCCATCCCCCATGACCACGAATGAGTTCAAGAAACTCCTTTCGTGGTACGGCAAGCGCCTTCCATTTGTCCATAATTCCCGACATGTATTTGTCCTCGCTGTCTGCTTGCCAAAGGTTTACCCGCTTAGTCAACCACTCACGGATTTTGGCTGGGTCACCAGAGTTAAAAGCTTCATCATGCTCAGTGCGGATTTGTCGAAGCAGCTCCTGGCTGTACTCGTTATCTTCCTGCAGGATCGGATTCGCCTTCGGCCACTTCGTCTCATCGTGCGGATCGTCTTCTTTGTCCAGCGTACGAATCATTGCAAAATATGTCTCGATCATCGGGATTTCGCCGCGAAGCATCTTCTCCAGCATGTCACGTTCTTTTTTGCAAGGGTTGTTTTCGGCATTCTTTCCCGCTGTCGTGATAATCATCATGAGTGACTGTAGCCGCTTCCCGAAACCAGAATAGAGAACATCAACAATTTCGCTTGTTGGATGGGCGTGATACTCGTCGATAATGACAATGCACGGAGCGCCAGAATCCTTGTTTTTCGTGTCTTTAGAGAGTGGCCGCAGCCAGCCACCACGCGTCGCGTGCTCAATGTACGTCCGTTTGATCCGCAACCGCTTGGCGATATCGGGACTACACTCGCCCATCTTCTGAGCATCGCCCCAAACTCGTTTTGCCTGCTGCTTATCTACGGCTGCACATTCAACTTCGGGCATATCCTCATAACGTTTCTGTGACGGGTCACCAGGAGGATAAACGCAATCACCGCACATTCCATACAGCGCGATTCCTGACATTTCTGTTGACTTGACGTTACCGCGTGCTCTCTCGTTGTACGCCCGGCTAAACCGACGCTTTCCGCTGTCTTTATGCACCCAGCCAAAGACGCAACCCAAATCGAATTTTTGGAACGGTAAAAGCTCGATGAGCTGTCCGCTAAACGGTCCGCGCACATGCCGACAGCAGCGCTCAAACCATTCAAAAATGCGGTCTGCGCGCCCCTCATCAAAAACAAAAGGGAACTCATCGGTTCCTTGACGTTGTAAATCTTTTAAGTGGCGTTCGCAGGCCAGCCATTCCAATTCATTTGACAGCCGAAGGCCTGCAACGATCTCTACCGCGTATATATGCGTCGGATGGAGCGTGCCTAAATCCGGAACGTTAGTCAAAGAGGTCCGCATTTGGATCGTCCTCCTCCTGTGCCATCTTGCGAGCCAAGCGAGCCCTTGAATTTGCGTTCAGTCCAAGCTTGTCGGAGTATTGGACGATCAACCGAGCATAACTCAATTGCGTTTTTACCCAAGGTGCCTCAACCAAAGAGCCTGCAGCGTTGCAGATTGTGTACCCTTTATTCCGAATCATTTCAGACAGCTCTTTATGTCGGGCAACAGCATCGCAATAGGCGGCAAGCACGTCCTCGTCGACTTTATCCAGCACTTCGAAGTCCTTCATGTCCCGTATGGTCTTTTTCCAAACAGCACGAGCTTCCTCTTCAAGCCAGGTAGGCATTTTGAGCGACACTTTCTTTTTTCGTGTAACTTTGGCAGCGGCGTTTTTCCGGGACTCGACTTCTTTTTTTGTCCAGTGTTTGCCTCCGCCTTTTTTGCCCACTTGCATTTTTGAAAAATCGATCACCTGGTTCACGCCGCACACCTCCAACATGGAAATTCATGAAAATGTTTTGGGGACTTTTTCTCGCAGACGAGGGCCGCGCCGGTCTCCGGCGACGCGGTCGAAAATTTTTGACCCTCCCCCTGCCCCTAATCCTTTACACAAATAAAGCGCTTTTAAGACGGGTATCGCTTCTTGTCCTCCGCCGTCTTCCGGTTATGGTGCGGATGGCATAATGACCGCAGGTTATCCAAGCGCAAGCGCAGATGCCAGAATGGCCGCACGGGTTTAATATGGTCCACGACATCGGCTGTTCGGATGTGCTGCTGATCCAGACAGTCCTGGCATAGCCCGTGATCGCGCATCAGTGCCTGTTGGCGAAGCCACTCCCATTCTGCGCTGCGGTAAAAGTCTCTTGCCTGCTTGTCCCGCTGGCGCAGGTCATACTGCTTGTTTCGCTCTCGCTTTTGATCGCGAACGATCTGCTGGTGCTCCGGGCAATAACCGCTATCTGCCAGACTGCGGCAGCCTGGTGCTGCACATGGGCGCTTCGGCTTACTCGCCATACGCCTCTCCCCTTTTGCCTTGCAAAGTAAAAGCCACCCGAACACCGGATGGCTTGTCCTACTTGGTATGATCTTCCACGGTAACATATTACCACGGATTTTGAGGCCAAAAGTGCAAAGATAGTGCAGATATTTATCTCCATCCAATCTTC